TTGCTGTTGCACCAGAAACGTTTTGTCCAGGATCTGTTGATCCCCAACCATTTAAACTCATAATACCTGATGGTCCTCTGTTGACACCACCTTTTAGTGAGCCATGTAAATCTTGTTTAACTAATAAATCTTTTTCTGCTTTTGTAATATATGCTAATTCTGTTTCAGGATGATCTGGACTTGACTGCCATTTCACAGGAGCCTTAACTTCTTTTTGTTTACCAAGATAGTTTTTTACACCACCTTGCATTTCATATTTTATTTTTTTATCTACTGACATTATCTTCTTCCATCTGGTTGTGCATCAACCCTAAGTGTACCATATCTCCATGATTCACCTACAGCATCATTAGCTATTTTAAGAGAAACTAATCTTCCTCTAGCTCTAGTATCTACCTTATCAGTGGTTGATGTAATTGTAAAGGGTCCAAGAGGGGAACTAACTGCGGTAGCATCAGGATAAGAACTAATAAATAAAGTAACTGTAGCATCTCCTCGTAAGTATTTAAAATCAGGTATAAATCTTTTTACAGACATAAAAAACTCTCCATCTCCTCGATAATCAACAACTCCAGTTTGAATACCTAGGCCACTTGTTCTCGAAGTAATATCGTAATCTCCAGATCTAATAAAAGAATTAATAGAAGCGGTACCAGAACTATTAACCTGGTCATCACCTTTTTCATGACAGTAGTAAGTAGATGCTCCAAATAAATTAGTAAGACCAGAGATACCTGAAAATACAGGAGTTGCAGTGGTAGTATATTCAGTAGCATAAGGATGATCAAATACTCCTTGGTCTGCATAAGTAGTTCTAGCTAATGATGAAGTAGTAAATACATTTTCAGAATAGTTATAAGTAACACATCTATCTATATGTTTAGATCCAGCTTTAGCATAAAACCAATTTATTTCTGTATATAAAGTATTAGGTGCACAATAAATACCATCAGCGGCATCATAGTTTAATCCTAAATTATTTCCATCAGTTGAATAAACAAAATCTTCTACAAGACATGGTAAAGATTTAACTGTACCATCATAAACAAAAAATCCTCCTTCTCCTGACATCCACCACACAGCACCGTTTGCATAAGCTATAGCGTGTTGACCAATACATCCACAATTAGTACCTACTTGTCTAACACTAAATGTAAAAGGTGGACCTACAAATTGAATTACATAAGCTGCAAGATCAGTTGCTACAAAAATATAATCTTTACCTTGTATAGCTGCTCTAATTTCATTACCGGTATCCAATCTAAAAGTCCCTGCAGTGTTAGTTGCTGTTGGTGCGTATGTATTTAAATCTTCTTGATTAGAAAATCTTACAAACATAGGGTCTTGAGTATTAGGTGTGCCTACAGTTGTTTCTGTTCCAAGATGAAATAAATGTCTATCTCTATCTGATACAATTGAAATTCTTGTGGCAGTTGGATTATTTGTAGTTGCAAAGTTAGTTGTACTTGTAGAAGCTCTAATTGTTCTGGCGTTTGCTGCCCCTGCGTCCCAAGTAAATGTTTTACCATTAAATATAGTTGCAACTAATACTTCTCCAAAATTATCAAGACTCCAGTTTCCTGGTGCCAGAGTCACAGAACTTGTAGATCTTTCCGTGCCCCATGTTGAGTCACCCCAAATGTATGTTCCCCAACCATAACCTATTGTTTGAGCAACCGGTCCAATATCTTCATACGGATTAATTGTAGCTGATCCAACCCCTGTTGTGTTAGCAGTTGCATTAGTTCTCATAACAATATTAAAACTGTTTGCATCGTTTATTTGAACAATTTCAAAAGACCCTGTTTCAAAATCTGAATCTACATAACCTGATCCTGGGGGAGCAGTTACTGCTGTAAAGGTAATATATTTTCCAAGAGGTAAATTATGTCCTGTTTTATTTACAGTGACAGAAGTAGAATTTAAATTAGTATCAAAAGTTGCTAAGGTAATAGCTGTATCTAAAGGAGTAATGTCATAAAAAGCTTCTCCATAGTATAAGAATAAACCTTGAGACGTTCCAATAGCTACATATTTTTCACCTTTAAAGCTACTAAATGTATGTTGTCTTCTAGCTACTCCAGGTAATGTTTCATTAGCAACTGTAAGCTGTTCCCAACCACCTATTTTTTCAGGTAGTCCATATCTAAATCTAACAAAATCTCCATCTACCCATTCGCCTTCAGCGCCTGATTCGGTAGCTTGTTTATTAAATCCTGGTTTAAAATTAAGTTTCTGCAGCATAGCCCAATATAGCTTTTATTGCCTTATTTAACAACGTATTATTTGTATCTTATATTACTGTTTTGGGGACGAGATTCAAGAGGTTTAGCATAAGATAATATAATTCTAGGTGTCATACCTATTGCTGTATGAGTAGTATGTGGTGGTATACATAATAAATCTCCTGGAAAAACTTCAAAAACTTCTTGTTCTATTTTATAAATAGTATGTCCACACACTCCTAAAATATAAACAGCATATTCATCTTTATGGGTAATACCTGATGCACCAACAGATGTTGAATAAAATATATCCATATCAATATATTCTTCTTCTTTATTAAATTTACTATTTAGTAATTGTATTAAAGAATAAAATTTAGGATCTTTATCTACATTTTTTATTTGAAAGGTACTATCTAAAATATACTCGTGATTATGATTACTTGTTATTTTAGATGCAAAATTATAACTACTTAACATTAATGCTAAACTGTTAAAATCAAAAGGTGTATCAAACCTTATAAACTGTTGTGTAAGACTAACTTTATCTGGCATTTATATTTATCCTTTGTTCCCCTGCTCCTATATTACCTAATGGTATTACATTAAAAGGTAAAGAAAATCTAGTATGTTTAGTTCTATTAGTATTTATTTTATGTGGCACATTTGATGGAAAAATAATAATTCTATTTTTTAAAGGTGTAATTTCCCAAGTACTAGAATTATAGACGTTAGCTTCTTTCTTTTTAATACCCCATTTTGTTTTAGTAAAATCAGTTAATGCTACACTACCACAATCATCTTTTGTTTTAATATAAAAGATACCACTAAAAATAGTATTACTATGAGTGTGATAATGACTTTGTTCTCCAGGTTTTGTTTTAGTTATCCAAGAACTTGAAAAATCAAATTGTCCTTCGTATTGTAAATGATCTATATATTTATTAACTTCCATAGCTATTTTATTTCTTATAGGTATTAATTGTGGATCATCTAAAACATAATAATCATCTGATATAGAAGAAGAGTTTTCTTCTTCACGTGTTTTTATAAAATTACATTTATCTGTAAAATCTAAAATAATTTTTTCTTCTGTTTCGTTAAGTTGAATGTCACTAACCATAACTAGTGATGAGAATAAAGGTATTAAAGTTTCACTCATTTAAATGTAATCACTGCAGCAATTCTTTTCTGATTAGATTTTTTTACAAACCCAGCAGCGTGACAGTGCTCCCCTGGAAAAATAATTATTTTTCCTCTCTCAAAAGAAACTTCTTTAGCAATAGTAAACTCCCCTTGATAATTTTTCATTTGATCATTTTCTTTATCTATAGCCCAACCCATTCCTTTTTCATTAAAAATAAAAGTAGGTCCCCAATCTAAATCATGTAAGTACATCATACACACTTTATGTCCATCTTCTCCAGGATGATCTACGTGAGGATCTCCATATTTATCTTCTGAATACCAAGTTAAATTAACAGCTGCTCTTAAAATTTGATTAACTTGTATATTATTTTTACGACAAAAATCTAAAAATATTCTTTCAAATAAATGAAACCAAGGAGAATTAATTTTAAATTCTGTAAGAGGTGGTTCATCATATCGTCCTACCATTACATGCATCATGGCAGGATAACTATCCGAAGTTGTACGACCTTCCCAAAACCACGGAAAGTGTGAATTATTAAGAACGTGTTTTTCTATTTCCTGAATATCTTGTTCAGGCATGTATCCTTCAACTATGTCAACCATATATTTTATCTTTTAAATATTCAAAGTGAGTAGGTTCTTTTTTTATTAGTTCTTCTACATTTGTTAACCAATCATTTCTTATATTAATGCCTTCTTCATATCCTTGTTTAAAAGCTTCTGGAGACATTAAATCAAGTGGATCATAATTCATACCTGCAGCAATATAATGAAAACCATATTTAGAACTGTAAAAATTTTCAATCATTCTTGCATGAATATCTAAAAATATTTCTTCTTGTTTATTATAAGATAAATCTAAAACACTATTATTTCTAAACCATCTCCAATATCTAGTATCATTTCTAACTGATGCATAAAAATGCATAGCTACAAAATCTACATAACCATCATATTTAACATTAGTATAAACATTAAAACTATCTCTATCTAATTGAGTAATATGTCTATGCCTGTGTAAACATCTTGCTAATGCAAGTAAGTTATCATGTACTGTAAATAAACCAGTTGACTCTAAAGGTTCTATAAAACTAGAGGCTAATCCTATAGAACAAACATTTTTAACAAACATCTTATCATGTCTATAAGTATCAAACTTTACTAAATTATATTTAAGATTTTTATATTGATATCCTTTATTTCTTAAATAAATTTGAAATTCTACTAAAGCTTGTTCAGTTTCACAGTATTTGTCAGAATGAACATAACCAACACCTAATCTTCCCCAAGTAGGTATCTCCCAAACCCATCCATTATCTATAGCAGTGCATAAAGTATAAGGTTTCATTTCTTCTTTTTTATTATTTTCATCATAAGGAACATGAGTTGCCCATGCTTGATTATTTATAAGCATTTTAGAAGGAGCTTTATTTTTTTTACATCCTAGTTTTTCCATAAGAACTGAATTAAAACCACTACAGTCTAAAAACAAATCAGCAGTGTATTTATTATTTAAAGTTTTTATTCCGTTCTCGTCTGTTTCAATAGATTTAATTTCTTCTAATACATGAGTAACTTTGTTTGGTTTAATAAATTTATTTTTTAACCATTGTCCAAATTTAGTTGCATCAAAGTGGTAAGCAATATCTGTATTACTATTAAACCCTGGAATATCTTGAGGGTTTCTAGGCATTTTATATTTGTCAGCAAAAAGAGTTATAGGAGCTACAAATCTAGCATAATCACTATTTGATAATGCTGGATTCATTTGTTTTTTATAGAACCATGCATTTTTTCCAAATGGTAATCCTTGTTCGTAAGGTTTTTGAAAAGGATAAAAAAATTTATCTGTATCTTTTTGATAAAAATCTTTAAACATAATACCTGTTTTATAAGTAGCATCACATGCTTCCATAAAATCTTTATCTTTAATTTCTAAAATATCTAACCAAGAATTAATTCCAGCTATTGTACTTTCTCCAACTCCAATAGTTTTAAAGTCAGGATTTTCAATTAGATATACTTGTATTTCTGGAAAGAGTTTTGTTATAGTTGCAGCAGACATCCAACCTGCAGAGCCACCACCTACAATACATACTGTTTTTATTTCTTTATTCATTATTTAAATTGAGGTCCAGTTATCCAACCCACAATAGTGAACCTTTCTCCTTTAGTAACTTTAGTTACTTCATGTAACACATAGCTTGGAAAAAAGCAAATAGTCCCCTTTTTTTTAGGAATAAAAAGAGGATCATCTGAAACATGTAGTTTCAAATCGCCTCCTTCATAATCTTTTGGATCTGATAATTGAATAACAAAACTTATTTTTCTAACAGGTGTTGTAGGTCCACTATCGGTATGAACTCCATATTTTCCTCCAGGTGCTACATAATGTGTAAACTGTAAACCTTCGCCTAAACCTATTAAATCAAAATTAAATTCTGTTTTATTAACTTGTAAAGTTGCATCTGTTATTCTTCTAAATAACCACTCTGCATCTTCACCTAATATCCATGATATATTACTTTCTCTAGTAGGATCATTTTCTCCATTAAAAGTTATACCTTTTTTAATTTTTTTAGATAAACCTAATTCTATAATTGATTTACATTCTTCATCAGAAATAAAATTTTCTATAGCACAGTGTAATTGAACTGTATCTAATTTAAATGGCCACAACATCTTTAATAACTTTCTATAATGTAGCTTATGCTACAAAAAACTTAATCTATTTCAATATGAATCTGCACCCAATTTTGAGCATCTTCATCCCAATCCCAATACATTCCTGCTTCAGCATCTGTTTCTGGTTTAGCTACAGGAGGGGTCCATGAAGCTGTAGAAACTGTCCAAGTCCATGAAGGGAAAGGTTGTACGGGTTGAAAATGATTTTCATCAGGTAAATAATAACCATTTATCTCAGCATAATTTCCTCTAAATGCTTTTGATTGATCAGCAGATAACTCACCATCAGTATAGTGTTTTTTTCCTAATGTATTATATGAAGTCTGTAAATATGTTCCTGGTCCTAAAGTATTTTCGCAAAATGCTATACCTGTTGCTTCATCTGGAACTTCAGAATTGTCTACAACAACTACATTAACTACTTTATTATTTTCATCTACTTTTGCAAAATGTGCCATACTAAGCCTTTATACTTCCAGATCCTGTGTATTTTAAAACTGTAAAATCGCCTTGTGTACTTTCAGTTGGACTACCTGTTGTAGTACCACTGTAATAAGCAGTTGGTAATTTAACGATAACTATACCAGATCCACCGGATGCACCAGATTGACCAGAAGTTCCGCCGCCACCGCCGCCACCTCTATTGGTACCGCCGCTTTGCTTACCTCCAGCTCCGCCGTTTCCGCCGCCGCCGTTTCCGCCAGAACCTGCAGTTGGTGATCCCCAACCTCCAGCTCCGCCGCCACCGCCGTAATATGTACTATCTATTGGACTTGAAATTCCTGTACCGCCAGATCCACCGTCGCCATTTCCGCCAGATCCACCAGATCCACCGCCAGCTCCTGTTGAACCACCGCCGCCTGGATAACCATAAGGTCCGCCTGAACTACCTCCGCCAGATCCATATGCTTGGCCACCACCGCCACCGCCTGGTGCCGTTGTTGCCGGTTGTCCTCTACTACCACCGCCAGCTCCGCCGCCGATGTTTGGACTTGCTCCTTGAACTTCTGAAGAACCTCCAATTGAACCTCTTCTGTAACTTCCACCACCGCCGCCACCAACTGAGACTGGGTATGTAGTACCTCTATTAAAAGTGTATGCTGCGTTGTGGAAATATCCACCGCCTCCAGCACCTCCAGCAATGTCTCCACCGCCTCCGGCTCCACCACCTATAACTGTAAATTGTACTTCGTATTCTGGTGGTAAACCTAGACCTGTAATTCCATATGCTGATGCGGCCCCGCCGCCTCTTGTACTTAATAGTGGCATAATCTTTCTCCTCCTAATTTATTATGCGAACTGCGTTTGTGCAGCTAGCGCTGTAAATGTTGCATCTCCAGTTTTAATAATAGTGTAGGCATAAACATCATGAGAACTTGCGTTTCCTCCTGAAGGAGCTGAACCACCTTGCCATTCTGGAGTAATTGAAGCACCATCAATAGTTACTGCGTTATTGTAATATGCAGAACCACCTTGTGGTACAATATGACAAATAGTGATTGACTCACCTGCATCCATAATAGAATTTAAAGAATTTGAACCGTCTCCTCTAATATTTAGAGTCCAGTTACCTGCAGCGTTAGAAGTATAATTTAAAACTGCTTGAGTAAGTACATCATAGTTAAGTGTACCAGTCGCTGCTGTTGCAGAAGTTGTAACTTTTTCTGCTATACTTTCAATTTTACCTTGACCATTAAAAGTTGCTCTACCAACTCCTTTTGGAGTAATATTTAAATCTATATTAGAGTCACCACCAGTCGCTGCAATAGCAGGTGCATTACCTGTAGCTGCATTAGTTAATGTAAATTCGTTAACTGCAGAACCAGTTGTTGTAAATAAAAGTTGTTCATTTGAGTTTTCATCTAAAATACCATGAGCTGTATCTACAATAATATTTTGACTATTTGTATCTAAGTCTGCTGAAAGTTGTGGTGAGTAGTCAGATGATAATTCTGTAAATGCTGTGTCAACAACATTAGTACCATCAGAGTAAATCATTTTAGTACCTTTGTCTGCTGCTGCCCAAGTTACACCTGTTCCAGAAGAAGTTTTAAAAGTTACTGCATGAGAACCAGAAGTTGCGTTATCTACTATGAAAGTTTTTTCAATACCATCAGGAATAGTTACATTAACTGCACCTCCAATTGTTCCGATTAATTTTAATACTGCATTTTTACCGTTAGAAATTGCACCATTTGTAAAAGTTAAAGTTGCTCCAGTTGTAATAGCAACTGCTTCATATCCACCGATTGCTTGTTCTACGATTAATAAGTTTGTGTTTGTAATTTGTCCCCAAGTTCCTGAGTTTTCACCTGTTGCTTGGACTGTAAGCTTTAAACTAGCTGATGTAGAGTTTGCCATAATTTTTTTTCTCCAATGTTCTTAATTTATTAAAATTTTGTTTAAGTGTCAAACACTTATTATGCAGCGTTGGTATCAACCGGTTTCCATCCTGGAGGGTCAATTGGTGCTGTGCCCGGATCTACTCCGTTCCAAATCAATGTATTTGTACCTGTTCCTTGACCCATTGTCAATAAGTTTCCAGTAGGAATTACATCACCATCTCCTGATACTTCTGAAACACTGTTTAAAGTTGCTGTTAATGCAAATCCAGTTATTGATACTGGTGTAATATTTTCTACTATTATACTACCTAAATTTAAAGTTAATGGAAAAATATCATCAGTATCAGGTCTGTATAAACCATCACCCCATGTAGATTCTCCCCATGTTCCATCGCCCCAATTCATTGCTGCTAATGGAGCTATATTACCATCTCCTATAATATTAAAATTATTAGAACCAGGTACAGCTAAAGCCATAGCCATAGCTTGACCTGTTACCACTGCATCTGGAGCAGGATCAACACCACTAAAGTTTTCTAACATTGACATTGTCAATGTTTCTATTTGTGCATTTCCATAAGCACCAAATCCCCAACTAGATTTTTGACCCCATGTTGAAGCTGATGTACTAGATACTTCTGCAATAGTAAGAGCTTCTCCACTAGCATTTCCTAAACTAATAGACATTGGAATGTTTCCAGTGATTATACCAAATGCAGGATTGAAATTTACTTGAGCGGTCATTGCAAAACCTGTGACTGATTCAGTAAATGAAGCGAATGCTTCTAGAGTTCCTGTATTAACTGTTAATGAATTTCCTGTAGGAGTTACATTAGAATCACCATCAAATGATAGACCAGCACTTCCTTCAGCTGCAGTCATACTTAAACCAGTTACAGCGGCACGTTCTGTAGATTCACCCCAGTTTTCCGCACCCCAAGCATCTCTACCCCAACCAACAGTTATTTGATTATCAATAGCTACAGAAGCTAAAGTCATTGGAAGTGAGAAACCTGATGTTTCTAAAGTTCCAGCAATACCCCAACCTAATGTTCCCCATTCAGCTCTACCCCAACCATTATTTATTTCACCAGAAATATCTAAAGAACCTAAATTAGCAGAAAGAGGTTGTCCTGTAATAGTAGCACTAGCATTACCAAGAACTCCCCAATTTTGAAAACCCCAAGTAGCAGAACTCCAACCTTCAGCACTAATAGAAAAAGTTCCACCCATTCCAATTCCATGGACATAACAAAGCCAATAAAAATTGCTGGAAGATGAGGGAGTAACTTCTACATAACGAGTTGTAGCTGCATTGAAAGTTGTTGTGTTTGTGTAATTAGTTGAGTTACTTATTCCATCTAAATAATAAGTTACTCCTGTAGAAAACATTCCAGAAGTAGAAGTGTTTGTAGAAAAAATTAATGGGTGATTATCATTGGTAGCATCACTTTGTTCAAAACGCAAAGTAGCACCTTCAGGCCAAGCAACATTATAATCACTTGGTCGTGTTCCATCTAGGTAATAAACATTTCCTGAGCTTCCGCTCGGATAAGTCGGACCTGTGGCTACAGTTACAGTATAAGTTTTATCCGCCATAGGAGTCTAGCTCCTATTAGCCCGATATTCTTAATATCGCTGCAGTTGATGTTGGCGCTGGAAACTGAATTGTGAAAGTTCCTGATGTAGCTGTTTTATCTGCTCCAAAATCTAAAACACACACTGATGCATTAGTTGTATCAGACGATGTGTTATAAATTAAAGCACCTCTTGCAGTTAAAGTAACACCAGTGAAAGATCTATCTGCAAAATCACATCTTGCAACACCTGCAGATATAGAAGTTCCAGTATTAACTAGTGCGCCACCTCCAGCTGTATACTGTCCTGTATTAGAAACTTCTGAAGTTGCTGTGTAGGCAGTTGTAGCTGAGTTTAGAGTTGCTGTTGAAGAGTAAAGAGCTAATTTAAACTTGTCACCACCAGTTTGTTTGAAATTCATGTCAGCTTCTAAAAGCTGTTTTTTAAATGAATTACAAATTGCTTGTGTTATTGCCATAGTTTTATCTCCTTATTTTCCTATTCGAGGAACACCACTTTGGTATTCATCTCGTCTTCTTCTTCCCATTTGTTCTATTGAGAAGCCTTCAACCACTTGTTTATACTTTTGTTCGTATAATTGCAAGAGGTCTTGTGGGCCTTTTAAAAATCCATAAGCCTCAACTAGGCATGCATATAAAAGTCCGTTGGGAAAATTTAAACTTAGATATGTAGTAGGAATAGTACTAGATAATCCAGCATCTTTCAAGATATAATTTAACTGAATTGTGTAAGTCGCATCTGGAGTTGGAGCAAATACTAAATGATTTTTATCCCACCAACTATAGTATTTTGGAACTCCTGTAGTCTCTAGGTTATTAAATTCTGACATAAAACTAGTATCTCTCCATTGTAAAAAATCTCTATTATTAGCTGAAGATGTTCCATCAGAATCTACAATTTGAGCAGATCTAATAACTAAAGTATTATCTGGAGTTTGAATAAATCTTGTATTTAAAACTAAATTAGCTGTTGCATATCTTCTATTATTATCAGAGTCTACATCTCTAAATATTCTTAATTCAGCATCATTAATTATACCATTTAAAATAGTATCCGATAAAACTGAAGATCCAACTTCTGTGTAATCTCTAATCTTTTGTTTTAATTCTGTGTATGTCATCCTTGTTTAGTATCCAGGGGTCCAGCTAAGACTTGAATACCTCCTCCTGTTTCTGTACTCGAAGCATTTGAAACCAAGTTAAACGTATAACTATTCTCTAAAGTTACTGTAGAAGGTTGTCCTGCTTGTTGTTGAGTTGTTTGTATCATAGTTATTGAATAACCGCCAACAATAATTGCACCTGAATTATGAGCACTAGCCGTTGTATTTTTAGGTAAGACTCCCCTAAATTGTGCATTAGTTCCTCTTATACATCCTGTTAAATCATTTCCTGATTTTCCAGAATATTGAATTACTTCATTATTAAAATATGAATCTCCATCATCTGATACATCTACTTTTTCAATCATAAAAAATCCTGATGTAGGAAATTCTGTAGCATCAGTTAAAGTAATTGTTGTATCTGAAGATGTTATGTTTGAAGCTAGCGTTGTAGTTAATTCTAATGTAGATTTTAATACACCACCAACATCTACAGATTTAACTGATTGAAATCTTACAATATCATTATTTACTCTTGCACTGTTAGGTTCTGATACAGTTACTAAAGTTGAACCTGAAGCTGTTGTAAAAGGATCAAGAGGTAAAAAATCTGTAGTTCCAAATTCTGTTCTTGCAGGTCTTGCTTTTTCTAAACCTTGTGGATCAGCAACAAATGGTCTTGGTTCTAATTGTGGTTGCTTACGTTCGTATTCTGAATAATGTACAAATGCACCATTCCATTCTGTAACCATTTCTCTCCACGGAAAAGCTAATCCGCTTCGATCAGAGATTGCTAAAGCGTGTTTCCCTTTTGCAAACTTTGCCATTAGATCTCCGGATAATAAGTTTTAGGTGATATGTAAACACTAGCAGATGAACCATCTTCAGCTAATGCTCTTTGTAATT